GGATTATTCAGAATCAGGGCGAAAACGCCGCTGCCCGCGCCACCGTTCCAGGCACCACCACGAAACGCGCACCGCTCCGCGGCCGCGTTGTTGGCCCAGAACACGTCGTTGCCATAATCGGCATCAGAGGCCCCGTCCTCCGGCAAGAAAGCCATTGCCTGGAGGTACAGCTTTGCCGTAGCGCTCAAACCGCTTGCGGTGGTCTTGGCAAAGCTGGCGTTCCGGCTCGTGTCGGAAGCGTCGGCAATGCTGGTACCCCACTGCCAGTGACCGGATACCCAGTCCAGCTTTACCGTGCCAGCGGTGGTGCCCTTGCCATCGGGCACCACAAACAGGTCGTTGTAGCTGGTGGCGGAAGCGTTCAGGGCGCGCCACTCGTTGGAGCTGGCGCCGGTGTTCACGCTGGCGTCGGCTGCGTTATTGTAGGGAATCACCTGGAGTTCACCGCACACCAGACGGACGCCGCGAATCCATTCCCAAACGTTGCCGTTCAGATCCCACACGCCGTCCATGGCGCCGGTGTCGCTCCACGTCACAGGGCCGGTGCCGGTGGCAACGCGGCCAGTCTTGTTGCCTGCGCCGGTGTCGATGAATGTCGGGATTGCCACGATGGCAGTTTCGGAAGAATCCTTGCCGTAGTTGTTGTTGCCCTTGGGCATGGTGCCGTTCTTCTTTGCCAGCAGCGCCAGGAAAGCCCACTCCATATAGGTGATGCAGTGGAAGCCGTTGCCCTTGTTCTTGCTGTACTGCTCGATCTCGTCCAGGGTAATGTTTGCCGCCGGGTCCTCGTTGGGCAGCGAATAGGTGCGGCTGTTGTGTACGATGCTCTGGAACTTGCCAAAGGCCAGCTTCTTGCGCTGCACGCCGTTTACCAGGAAGGCCGGGTGCACGGTGCTGTCGCCGTTGGTCAGCAGTGCGTTAAGCATCTGCGCCGGGCGCTCAACCATCACAGAGGGGTCGCCCTTGTCGTCCACGATAACCTTGTTGGTGGGGCAAACGGAAGAAAGTGCCAGGCTCGTAAGTGCAAAATTGCTCATTGTTGTATCCTCCTTTTAGTCTTCTGCGGGCTGCAAGTCGTCCAGGGACCACAGGATCAGCTTAACGTCCGCCATGTCAAGCGGGACGGCCTCGGTGTGGGTTTTCTTGGAGTTTGCGGGGCTCTGGCCCTCCGTGCCCTCGGTCTGTTCTGCGGCTTCCTGGGCCTCCTCTGCGCTGCCCTCGACCTCCACGAAAACCTGGGCCGGGATTTCCACCTGGGCCACATAATAGCGGCCGGTGCCGGTGCCGATGGTCAGGTTGTTCTGGTCGTCCATGCACACATCGACCGTCACGGGGATGTCACGCTGGCGGGTATCGCAGCGGATTGCCAGGTCATCGTCGCCAAAGATGATTTTGGTTTTGCTCTGCGCCCAGGCGATCTTCTCGCCCTCGTTCTTGTTCTCAACCTGGATCTTATTGTAAGTAGCCATTAGGTCATACCTCCTTTAACACGGATCTGCAAGGTAACGCTTTTTGCGCTGCCGGTGAATGCGATCTTAAAGCCGTTCAGGGCCTTGGCGCTGATTTCGATGCTGCCCACCTCGCCGGTGGCGCCGGTCTGCTCCGCCTCAACGGTATAGAACAGGTTCTTACGGGTCTGCTTCAAAGCAACCGTCACAGGGTTGTCGCGGGTGCTGTTGAAGGGGAATTTTGCGGTGTTTTTCAGGGTAACGGTCTGGGTTTCGCCCAGGATCTCACCGTCCACCATGGCTGCGTGGGCGTCGTTCCCGCGCTGCTGGTGAAGGTTGCCGAACAACAGGATAGATGCCGCCAGGTATGCGTCCTGGATGCCGTTTTCCATGTTGTTGAAGTTGGTTGCGCTCTGGGGTGTGCCCTGCTGGAGGACCTCGCCCTGGTCCTTCACAACCTCGCTGGTGCCGTCGCCGTTTTCGGTGATCTTGCGCCGGTGGGGGTGCTCCGTGATGTGGTCCTTCCAGTCGGTCGAATTATACATAAGCTCTCGCCTCCTTAACCTTCCTCAATCTTGAACGTGAAGCGGTAGAAAATACCCTCGGTCGTATCCTTACGGGTGATACTGTCCGGCTTCGCGCAAAAAAGCTGGTCCTTCGTGTTGAAAAGCTGAAATTCGGTCGCCGTAATGGTGCCGGGGATTGTGTGGTCCACCACAATGTCGGCAGCGATCCGGCCGTCGCTCAGGACGTGGATTTCAGGCTTGCCCAGCTTGTAATAGGTGCCGCCGACTTTCACACGGGAATATGCAATATTCCGCTGTGTGAACTCTTTGTAATCCTCGATTGCCGCTGCGGTAAGCAATGCCATAGCTTTTCGCCTCCTTCTTTAGTCTGAATCGTCCCCACAGAGGGGGAAGTCAAAAGAGAAAACCCGGCCGGAAACGCCGTTTTCAACGGTTGTTCCCTGCTGGGCTCCCACACTGTTTAGATCCGGAGCGGTGCCCGCCTCCCGCTCTCCCGTCATGGAATACGCGAAAGCTGCGCCACGGCCGCCGGGCGAAAGGCTCAGGGCGGTTTTTGCGGTCGCGCTCTCGTTATTCAGGCCCGGTTCTTCACCGGCAAGCGTGTACGGGAAGGCGCCGCCGTCACCGGTGCCCGCCAGAACGGCAGAAACGCGGCCCTGTGCGGCGATAAAACTTTCCTCGGGAAGTTGGCCTGCCAGGTGTTCGCCCGTCAGCGGGTACGCATAAGCGGTGCCCTGGGCCGTCGGTACGATCTTCACCGGTACGCCCTCCACATAAGCCAGATAGCTTTCGTCCGGCACGGTGCCGGTCATGTGCTCACCGGTCAGCGGGTAGGCATACGCCTGGCCGATGCCGCCGGGAGAAATGCGTACAGTAACCGGGTGCTGAACTCCAATGTTGTTCACGTCGGGGTGCTCGCCGGTCAACTTGTACTCGAAAACTTTCTGCCTGCTGCGGGGGCTCACCTTGATGGTTGCATCCGCCGTCACAAATAACTGAAAGGCAATGTGCGACGGTTTGATGCGCTTCAAGCGGTCCACCACGGCCGAATAGTCCAGCGGTTCGCCGCCCGCCTCAATATCAACGCGGATCGTATAGGGCGCCACGTTTTCCTCAACGTGCACGGCCCGGCCGGTCATGGCGGACAGAATCGCTTCCACGCGGGCCGGGTTCATGGGCGCGCGGGCACCGCGGCGGGCGATTATGTCTGCCCGGCGGGCTGCCAGGCTGCGATTTTCGTTTGTCTCGATACCATAGCGCTGCTCCCAGTAGCGCAGGGCCCAGGTGGCCGTCTCCGGGTTTGCCTGTTCCCGCAGCTCGGAGAACCGGATCTCCGCATCGTCCACCTCTCTGCCCATGACTTCATAGAGCCATTTCGCCACATAGGAGCGCTCATAGATGGGGGATACGCGGGAAATCATGCGCTGGGAAACGCGGTTTTCAGGGAATCTTTCAAGGTCGAAGTTCTTCCGGGTGCTCATTCGCTGGTCGCCTCCGTATCCTTGATGCCGTGAATCTCACCGGTGCAGGGGTAGTCCGCCGGGTCCAGCGGAATGTCCTTCACGTCGCCGTTCACAAGGATCTTGGAAAAATTCTTCACGCCCTCGGTGCGGGTCAGGGCCGCGTGGATCTCGTTATACTTCACCAGGCTGTCGGCCTTGGCGGTGATGTAATACTCAATCAGCGCGGTGCGGAAGATTTCTTCCACCTCTGCGGCGGTCTTGGTGCCGTCCAACTGCAAGCCCTCAACGGAGATATTCACCACCTCGCCCTCGGGGGCCTGCACCAGGAGAATTGCGCCAACGGGCGCCTTCCGCTCGATCCGGTTGTCGTCCCTCATGATGTGGTCGTACACGTTTTGAATAATAGAGCCGTTGGCTGGCTCGCCGGAAGAATCCAGAATAACAAGGCGCACCCAGTTGGGATGCGTCTTTTCATACTGGGCATCAACCAGAACCGTGCCAACGCCCGAAACTTCCTTGGCCCAGCGGATATAGTCCGCGTCACAGCCAACAAAGGATTCGCCCGAAGTCTCGTCATACTCCGCAATGCGTAGGCGGAGGGATTCGTCGTCTTCCTCCTCTGCGCCGCCGGTGATCTTGTCGGCGTTGGTCACAAGGGTAACGCCTGCAATCGGGTCCATCATAATCGTGATGGCACCCGCGCCCACGTTGCCGGTGGGGCCCGGTTCGACTGCTGTAATAGCAACGTCAACCGTGCCGTTCTCCCCTCCGGTAGCCTCTCCAATGTAGGCCACGGAATCCGTAGCGTACTCAATGGCAGGCACTCCGCCGGAAGAAGGCACACAGACCACGGTGCCCTCCGGGATCTGCGTGCCGGGCGTGCCGGTAAACGTAACAATACCGGCTGCGGGGTTTGCCGGGCGGCGGGAAAGGCCGTCGGCCCTGGCGTGTCCGTCAAGGTAGGCCCCATAGGACCACGCCGGAAACATCAACTTTAAGGTTTCCACAAGGTGGAAGTTCAGCAGTTCGTCCTTTTCGAGTGCCGTGGGATAGGTAAAATCCCACGGGAAGCCGCCTTCGGTGTCGTCAATGTCAGGCGGGAGGCTTTCCATCATGCGCGCCTGGATCTGCTCCGCCGTTTCGGTTTTCAGCCAATCAGGCGCGGAAAATGCCGGAATTGTGGCCATGTTCTCACCTCCTTACTTTGAAAAATTCAGGCTGACGGTTTGGATTTCGTCGTAGCCGCGGCCCTTCACAACAAATTCGCAATCGCAACTGTCTGGCTCGGGCCATGTAAACGTAAAATCGCGGCAATACTCCGTTTTGGGATTCGCCATGATCGCTTCCGTGATGGTCCGTTCCAGGCTGGCTTCCACGCTGGCGCGGTCGCTTTGTGCAAGCGAAGTTTCGAGCTCTGCGCCGTACTTGGTCGAATACGCCAGAAAGGCGTCCCGCTCCGTCATAACGGTTTTTATGCACCATTGCATATAGGCTTCGCGGCCGCTGGCTCCCGCCATGCGCCCGGCGCCGTCAAGGCGAAAATCGCCGGTCGCATAGTCGAAATAAACAGAAGGTTTATACTGCTGCTTCCGGTTCTTCTCGTTCTTCTTTGCGACGAAGTCCGGGACTTCAAAAACCGGGTAAAGCTGCTTTTCAGCCATAGGAAAGCCCTTCCTTTCGTCTTGTTATTTTTTTAGATCCTCCGCCGGGCAGATAATATCCACCACAACGGCCTCCGACTGCACCCAGGCCACCAGAACCCGGTCCCCGGGTTTCAGGCGGCGCATTTTCTCCGGGATCAGGACGTGGTGCTGGTGGGCACCTTCCGGCCCTCCGCTGCCCGCGCTGTTCTGCGGCGGGTCTGGAGGGTCCGGCTGCCCGGAAGCGGGAGTGCCGATAGTTCCTTTCACAGGGCCGTGAATGCTGTTCAGCTCGAAGGTTTTGTGGTCATGCTCGCCGCTGCCGGGCTTGCCGATGGCCTGGGTCTTCGCCAGGATATCCCCGGTTTTGCCAAGGGTCAGCTGGCGGCAGACGTGGTAATCCTCCACCGGGATAGGAATGGAAAAAGTGTTGGTTTTGAGGCTGTAATCGTCCTGGATCTCGCCAAAGTCAAGCACCAATGCGGAATCTTTTGAACGTCGCCGGTCAATTTCTCCAACGAAGGCCTGGGCGAGCCCGTTCACGCCCTTGTTGCCAGAACTCGGGTTCACGGTTTCCTCCTTTCGTTACTTTGAAAAGGTACCTTCATCCACCCAGCCGTAAACGTGCGTTTCGGCCCAGTTCTGATAGATCAGGTGGTACGGGTGTTTAGCGCCCTTCTTAATGATGGTTATTTTTGCCTTGCCCGGCGAAAGGCTTGTGCTTGCGGCCTGCGTGTCGGTTGCAGTCTTGTAATGGCAGCCACCGGCAAAGTTCACAACGTCGCCCACCTTGTACTCGTCGGAGCCTTTCTTGCTCTCCGCCGAATCTTCGCCCAAAACTTTAACAGTCATGGTCATAGTGCGGTTTGCTGCATCGTGCTGCACTCCCAGCACGGTGCAAAAGCCGTTCACCGTCCTGGCCGCAGCCCGGATTTTGTCGCCCTTGCGGATAAACGGAAGATCCGCACCTTTCAGGGTGGTTTTTCGTGTCGGCTCCCCTTTTTCGTCGAGGGTCTTCTGTGCGGCAGACTTGGCCTGTGCGGCCGTGTCGTCCGAACTACGGGTATAGATCCGCTGCCGGATGCCATACTCCGTTTTTCCATCCAGGGTCGCTTCCACAGATCGCTTCTTGGTCTTCTTTTCGAGGCCTATCACCTTAACACGGGTAACAAGGTCGGCCGTGCTGATCTTGTCGCCGCTCGTTGTCAGGTTGTCGTCCTCGTCAAAGTGGTAAACGGTTTCGTTGGAATTGATGGGCAAAACGTCCACCTTGCCGCCGGTCATTCTTATAACGTAGTTGTCCGCGCCGTGCTTTTCGGCATCGTCCAGAAGCTCCGTTATGATGTCCCCCAGGTATTCCGCTTTGAAAAGCGTTTTTGCGTGGGGCTTATCCGGCCCTTTGTACTCCCCGACTGGGATTCCCCAGTCGGAAAAGATGGCGTTCAGGGCGGATTTTGTGCCAGTTCCGGCCTTGATATAGCGGTCGTCCTGGCTTTTTTGAAGGTTATAAAGGTCGTCGTAGCACACCACGGAAAAACCCTTCGCGGTGGCGCTGTCCTGCGGGTACCACTCGATTACCTTCCCGTTTGCAACTTCCTTTTCATCTCCTCCGGCCGAGGCTGTTACCACAATAGCCGTGTTTGGCTTTATGGTCGAGGAAAGCGGGTTCCCGTTATAGTCCACGTTGGCAGCCGTGAACGAAAACCGGGCGCTTAACTCGCCCTCCCCTTCCTCCCAGCCTAGATCCGTCACCGCCGGGGTAACGTTCAGCCGGGTGCCGTCTTGAAGGACTGCATAAACGTTGTATGCCACTTTGGAAACGTCGATCATGCGGCCCTCCTCACCCCGGGATGGTCAAAACCTGACCCGGCTTAATCAGGCCCGGATTGCTCCCGATTACGGCCTTGTTGGAGTTGTAGATCTCCGAATAGCGCGAGCCATTGCCGAGGTACTTCTTAGAAATGGACCACAGCGTATCCCCAGGCTTCACGGTGTAGGTTTTGCCGGTCGCCTGGGTGGATGCTGCGGCCGCTGCACTCGCCGGGCGCTCGTCCAGGCTCCCGCCGTCCGTTTTTCCGTCCGCCTCGTCCGTGGTTTTAATCAGAATGTCCTTCGCTTGCACAAAGGAAATACTGTATTCCGCCCGGTCGAGGTATTCGTGGGTAACGGTAAAGTTCTGGATATAAACGTCGTGGTTTATGGCCGTGCCGGTCACGAGAAGCCGAAGTTTCTTCCGGTTTTTCTTCCACCCGTCAAGTATGCCGATCATCACGCGGGGCGGTTTCCAGTCGAAAAGCGAAACAATGCCCATGCCCAGCATAGAAACGCCGGGAAGGATACCGTTCCAGGAAAATTGCGCCAGCTTTTCGCCGTTCGGGATTTTCACCTCGCCAACGTTCAAAATGTTGTAGGAGATGAAGTTGCCTTCCCTCTTGTCTGAAACTTTTTCGGGCGTAAGGGGGAGCGCAATCCTGGTTCCCGTGTCGAGTTGGGTAATATACACAATCTCAGGTAGCATTTTGCCCTCCTTTCCTTATGCGGGCATATTCGCAAACACGCGAGCCAGGCGTTCGGCCAGCTCGTCGCTTATGTCGTCCACCATTTCGCGGATGCGGGATTTCACGGTTGCGATAATCTCGTCCGGGCTCATGCCTGCGGTGCCCTGGATCACAAATTGCGGGTTCAGCCCGATTTCTACCGGAATAGATACGGGCTGCGCTGCTGCCCCTGCCGGGGCCTGCGGCGCCGGTGCGGGATACACGACCGGCGAGAATGCGGGGACGTCCTCTGGGGCCTCGTCATCCTCGCGGCCGTCAAGGCTCACCAGCCCGCCGGAAGCGGGGCTGCTGGGCGTTTTCGGTGTCGGGGCGTCCACGGTGTTGCTCGGGGTCTGCGGCACGTCGTAGCGCTCGCCAGAAGGGACCGCCGGGGTGCGCTGCTCGTTGCCAACGGCAAACGGGTCAACCTCCGGGGCGCGCTCCACGCTCTGCGCCAGGCTGCCGACCAGGCCGCCTTCCGCGTAAGCCTTCACCGGCCGATTGCGGAAAAGGACCGGCGCGGCTGCCGTGGTGTCGAAGGCGGTCTTTCCCGCGGTCTGCACCGTGCTGCCGCCGCTCTCCGGGGTGTAACTCCCGGAACTCGGGGCATTCGCCGCCTGCGGCACGTCAAGGCTCACCAGCCCGCCGGAAGCGGGGCTGCTGGGCGTTTTCGGTGTCGGGGCGTCCACGGTGTTGCTCGGGGTCTGCGGCACGTCGTAGCGCTCGCCAGAAGGGGCGGACACGCCAAGGGCTGCCGCAGCTCTGTGCAAGAGCTCAATGCCGCGGCCACGGCGCTTGCTGCCAAGCGGGATAATTGCCTCCGGGCCGTCCTCTGCTACAAGGCCGACGTGGGGGCGGGTCATAATACCGCCGGTTGCGTGCGGGGTAGCGCGCCCGCCACCGCCGCCGCTCGTGCCTCCGCCCGCCGTAAACGATCCGGCAGAGAAGCCAGAACTAAAAGCGTTTCTGGCGTTGGTGAAAAATCCGCTGATCTTGTCCCCTACGCCAGACCAGAAGCCGGTCCATTTCGCCGGAAGCGTTACGGTGAAGAAGTTCGCCGCGCTCGTCGCGCTGCTTTCAACCCAGGCCGGGACTTCCTTTGTCCAGAAGTCGCCGACGCCGGTCCAGAAGTCCGTCCACTTGGTCGGAAGCGTTTCGGTGAAGAACGCTGCGGCCTTTTCGCCGGTGTTCTCCACCCACGCGGGGACGTCCTCGGTCCAGAACTCCCCCACACCATCCCAGAAGGCGGTCCAGTGCTCGGGCAGTGTGTTGGTAAAGAAAACCTTCGTTTTGCCCAGGGCGTAGCCGATTGCATAGGGAATTGTTTCGGAAAACGTGGTGCCCACGCCGTCCCAGAAGCTCGTCCAGTGCTCCGGCAACGTCGAGGTGAAGAAGGTTCCGACCGTCTGTTTCAGGTTGTCCAGGGCTCCGCCTTCGTCCAGAGCGTCAGAAAGCGCCTGGCCGATTTTATCGCCAAAGCCCAGGGCGCCAAGGCCACCGATACCGGCACCCACAAGAGCGCCGACGCCAGTTCCAACAACAGGCACCACAGTGCCCACGGCTGCGCCTGCCGCTGCGCCTGCGCCAACCATGCCGATCTTGGTTCCGCCCTTGGAATACTCGTTCTGCGCGTCCTTGCCGGTGGTCTGGGTGCCGCGGTACAGGTTTCTCACGCCTGCACCGATGCCAAGAAGGCCCAGAATGCCGCCCAGAATGCTTGCGCCGCCCGCTGCGGCTGTGCCTGCTGCCGTGGTCGCATGGCTCCCCAGGGCCGTGCCAACGGTGCCCAGGGTGCCGCCAACGCCACCGGTAACAGAAGTGAGGGTGCCGTCCGCGCTCATAGTAGCCTGGGTAGATCCCTTTTGCAGGAACTTGCCCAGCCAGCTATTTGCGGAAGTCAGGCCCTTTGCGGGCAGTGTCGCCGGGTCAATCTCGACGGCCGTCCCCTCAAAGGTCGCCTTGCCATCGCCGAGAAGCCTTGTAGCGCCGGGCAGGGCTCCGGCCGTCGCCGGGGTGTCCGCGCTCGGGATCAGCGCGCCGCCGCTCGGCAGCGAAGGGCTGCCAGTGCCACCAGAAAAGGCCGCTTCTGCCGCCTGGCGAGCCTTGGAGCCCGCCTCGGTGCCAAAGTTGCCAGACTTCAAAACCACCATCTGGGCCGTTACGTTCATAACGGCTGCGGAAGTCTTGAAGGAGCCGGCCGTGGGAGTCATACCAGAAGAGCCCGCGCCGGTGCCTGTGCCACCTCCAAGGCCAAGCGCTGCGGTAAGACTGCGGAGTTTAGAATAGGCGCTTGCTGCGCCCGTTACCAGCTTGAAGCCGAGAATGGCGCCAATGGCCGCCACCTGGGCCTTGTGGCTCTCTGCCCAGGTCTTTAAGCCGTCCAGGATTCCGTCGAAGTCCAGGCCGTCCATAAAGCCGGAAACAAAGTTTGCGCCAATAGCTGCGCCGTCGTCAATGGCTCCGGCAGGGTCAATGCCAAGCAGAGCCAGAAATCCGGCGGTAATGCCGCTGCCCAGGCCACGGCCCAGGCCTGCGGCCCTGTCGGCGAAGAACTGACGGCCGCTGCCGTTCCACCACTCGTCGAACGGCTCCGCCACGATCTTGTCCCAGGCAATGCCCAGCTTGCCCCAAATGTCGGCGTTTGCCCACTCGTCGCTGGCGGTAAACTCCGCAATGGTGTGGTGCAGATTTTCGATTTTCGCGTCTACGCGGTCCATTACGTCGCCGATAGCGTCCTCAACAAGCGGCATTTTGCCGGTGATCCAGGTTGCAAACTCCCGAAGGTACGGGGACAGGCGTTCACCCAGTGCGATTTTTGCGCCGTCAACCGCCGATTGCAGCAGCGTAAAGCTGCCGTTCATGTTGTCCAGCATCGTGTCCGCCATCTGCTGGGAGGCGCCGTCGGCGTTGTTCACAGCCGCGGTCAGTTTGTTGTAATCATCCGCGGATGCGTTGATGATTGCCAGCATACCGGCCATGGCTTCCTTGCCGAAAATGGTGCTTGCGGCCGCGGTCTGTTCGGTCTCGGAAAGGCCGCCCAGGCTGCTGCGCAAGTTGTCCAAAACCTCGTGCAGGGTCTTCATTTCGCCGTTGCGCTTGGTCAGGCTGATGCCGTACCGGTCCATGGCTCCCTGCATCTTGTCGGTGGGGGCCGCCAGGTTCGCAAGGGAGGTTTTCAGGCTGGTGCCTGCCATGGAGCCTTTAACGCTGGCGTTCGCCATAAGGCCCAGAGCCAGGGAAACGTCTTCCACGGAGTACTTCAATGCACCCGCCACAGGGGCAACGTACTTGAAGGATTCGCCCATCATACCAACGTTGGTGTTCGCGTTCGCACTGGCCTGCGCCAGAACGTCGGCGAAGTGCCCGGAATCGGATGCTTGCAGCCCGAAGGCCGTCAAAGCATCGGTCACAATGTCGGAAGTGGTCGCCAGGTCTTCGTTTGAGGCTGCGGCCAGGCTCATAATGCCGTCAATGCCGTTCAGCATATCTTCGGTTTTCCAGCCCGCCATAGCCATATAGCCGAAGGCGTCCGCCGAATCCTTGGCGGTGAATTTCGTGGTTGCGCCTTCCTCTTTCGCTTTGGCGGTGAGTTTCTCGAACTCCTCGCCGGTGGCGCCGGAAATGGCCTTCACGTTCGACATGGATTCCTCAAAGGCTCCGTATGTACCCACCGTGTCGGCCAGGCTCACAGAAACGCCGAAAATGGCACCAGCCTGCAAGACGGGGTTCCTCACAAGGTTTATAATGCCCTGCAAGGGCGCCGTTGCCTTGTCAATGATACCAACCGTAAAGTTCCAGGCCTTCCCGGCAAAGCTCCGGGCCCTCGTTTCCACGTTCTGGATCGTAGCGGTCGCCCGGTCTACGGCGTCCAGGTCAATGTGAAAGCCCGTACTTGTCAGCCGGTCCAGCTGGTCTTTGGTGTGCTCGATGCTCTTATCGAATCCAGAAAGGCGCTTCTGGGCGGACTGCACGCCAGGGCCGGTTTTGTCGTTGACGGTTGCGTCAATGGCAATTCTAAAAGTTTCAGAGGCCATTTGTTCCCTCCTCTCCGGCCTTCTGCTCTTGTTCGAGCTGCACCATCATGGAGGCCAAACAAAACGCTCTTTCACCATGCGGGGCGTTCCAGACCTTGCCCGGCATTACGCCGGTGCGCTGGAAGATCTGGTGCAAAAGCGTTGCGCGCCCGCCGGCGATGATTAGGTTTTTGCCACGTCCTCCTCGGAAAGCTCGTAGCCGCTGATCTGGTCGATAAGCGAAAGCACCGCTTCCTTCTCGCCTGCCATCAGCAGGGCGTTCACGGCCTCGTAACCGGTCGCAAGGTCAAGCTTTTTCCACAGGGCCTTGTTGTTCCATACATTTTCCTGGTCCTCCGGGGTGGTTGCCGTGTAAATCAGCGCGGCGCGGTAGTTCACCGCGTGCACTTCCTCCGGCACGCGGATGCCGCCCTGCACCTTGCTCTTAACGTACTTGGTAAACTTCTTGCGGCAGGCGTTGTAATCTTCCTCGCTCAGCGGGTGGATGTGGAAGCTGAACAGATCCTTGCCGCCGCGGGAAATAACCACTTTTTTAATGCAGTCCTCTGCGGTCTTGAAACCGGCAGCAGTCAGAAGGCCGTCCAGCAGAGAAGTTTCATGCTCGCGGGCGTCCGCGATCAGCTCCTCTTTGGTGATCTCGGCGGTATCGGCAGCAGGGTTTACAGTAGCTTTGATGCTCATATTTTTGTCCTCCATGATGGCTTTGTTTGTTCATGCGAATAAAACAAAATAGGGGGGCGCCCTCGCAAGGCGCCTCCCCTTGTATCCGTTCTTCGTTTTGCGGCCTCTCTTATGCGCTCAGGAGCTTCTGGAGCTCGGGCGGGTCGTTGACCACCATATTCCATGCGCGCTTAATAATATCGCCCACGGATGCGCCCTGGAGGTCAATGTTGCCGTCGGGAACGACGCCGCGGTAGTTCATGCGCTGCTCACTGCCGTTGCGGCCGTAAGTAACGCCCTGGAATACCCAGTTAGGCTGCTGGCCGCTGTGCATCATCTCGAACATATCCGTGATCAGGGCGTCGTCCTCAATCACGATCTGCGAGAAGTTCAGCGATACCTTGTAGCCGGTCATGGTGGCGTGTGCCTGTGCGTCGCCCAAAGGCTGGTAATCAGAGTTGGAAACATTCACCTGGACCTGGAAGTTCTCAATGGTGGCAAGCATAACGCCTTCACCATTGAAAAGCACAGCGTCCTTGCCGCTCAAAACCTTGCGGCTGTCGGCCGGGCCGGACTGATTATACATAGCTTATTCCCTCCTTTACTCGCTCACTTCGGTAGCAAAGCGATACTTATACGCCAGATAGACGTGCTCCAAGCTGTCCTTGTCCACAATGTCAAGGATGAACCATGCGGAATCGCCCTGCGGCGGGTTGCTCTCGTCCTCGTACATATCGCCGGAAGTCAGCTTCTTTTCGCCCACCATGGCGGCAATGATTGCCTTGCCCATGGCAATAACGGTGGCGCGGCCGTCGCTGTCGTTGTCCAGCTTGCCCACAATGGGGTCCAGGCTGTCGTCGATGCGCTGCATAAGCTCGAAGCGTTCCTTGGTGCGGCGGATCTTCTTCCAGCCTGCATCCATGTTGCCGTCAGGGCTCACCAGGGTGTTGATGCCCTGCTCGATCTGCACCTGGCCGGAAGCGTTCTTGGTCAGCACGATGCAGCCGCGCTTCAATGCCTTCTCGATCTGGCTGTTGGTCAGGCCTTCGTCCAGATCAACAAAACCCTTCACAACGGTGTGGGTAAGGGACACGTTAGAGGCAACGGAAGCGATCATGCCGCCAATGCGGGCGGCCAGCTTGTAGCCGTTGTAGTCGTCGCCGGTAGCATTCAGGGCGCCGTTGACGCAGTAGTGCATCTTCTCGTCATTGAAAGCGGCGGCGTGGGTCGTGCGGGTGTCGAACTCGACGCCCTTATTCTCGGCGACGCAGCCCATCGGGTAGCTGCCGCCGGTAAAGGTGCGGGTAATGTATGCCTGCACCAGGGAGTGAACGGCAGCGTCGTCGGTGTCCACACAGATAACATTGCCGCGCACAGCGTCGAAAGCGTCCAGGGCCGCGCTGTACTCGGAGACCGCAGCCGTGGGCTGGGTGCCCTTGGTCATAGCCGACTGGGTCACGGTAGCCATAACGCCGGAGCCTGCGGCGGTCGCCTTTGCGATAAAGTCCTTGGTGGCCGCGTTGATAGCCGCGGCCAGGCCTGCGGGCTCCTTGGTGTCGGCCTCAAACGTCACCTTCAGGAACTCGGTCGTGCCCTCGTAAATGATGCACTCGCGGCCGTCGCCGGTCAGGCTGTCGCGGACAGACACGGAAAATGCCCGGTCGCCAACGTAGGCGCCGGTAATGGTCACAACGTCGGCCTTCGCGTTGTCTTTCAGGGTGATGGTGGGCGCCGTGCCGCCGGTGCCGCAGCGCACGAAATAGCCGCTGGAAATACCGCCGGAAAACATTTCGGTGATAAGGTCTTCGGTGTTGCCGCTGCCAAATACAGCATTCACGTTGGTGGACGGCTCAAATGCAACGGCCCGGTTCAGCGGGCCCCAGTTTGCGCGAATGATGCCCATGCCGACGCCATTCAGCGCACCGGCGACCTCGCCGCCGCCAACGCTATAACGCCGGTGGTAAACGCCCGGGCGGGTCTTGGATTCGCCCACAGAAAAGGTACCAGCCATAATTATTTCACCTCCCTGGTTGCAAACGCGGTAATAATGGTCTTTGCCTCCTCAACGGTGGCGGACTTTTTGCCAGCCATACGCAGGGCGGCGGTTGCGATGTCGCGCGAAACGCCAAACTTTTCCGGCGCTGCTGCGATAAGCTCTGCGGCGGTATAGGTGGCGGCCGCCTCTACGGGCGCGGCAGCCGTGGTTTTGGTTTCTGCCATAATAGCCTCCTTTTACGGTTTGTAGTTGTAATTCGTATAGGGGTTGTTCAGTTTGTGCGCGTATCTGGGCCGTTTCAGGATTCCCCAGCGGACGCCAAGGCGCATTTGCCCTGCGGTGAGCGGGTCCAGGCTCCCGTCCACTTCCAGAGCGCGTATAAACATGGGCGAGGCGTCCAGCATTTCGACTTCCCCGCGGGTTGCAAGCTCGTCCGCCAAGGCTTTGAGCCAACGTTGGCGGCCTGCATAGGTCGGTGCGATCATGTGGCCCACCAGGACGCCTTCCATCCACGCCACGGTGTGCGTTTCCTGTGCCAGGTGGTAGTTTGCAAGGCGAAAATAAGCCGCCGGGCGTTCGTCCGACGGCTCCGTATACTCGCCCATACGGTCGCTTCCGATTACGGTCACGGCGTCACCGCTCCACTTGCTCGTGAAGGCGTTCATTGCCAGGATGGGGTCCGGGTCGGTGGTTTCCTGGCGCGGAAATGCGTACAGGTCAAACGTCACCGTCACGCCAATAACGCGGGCGCTCTTGTCAAGCTGCTTTGTGGCCTCGAAGGTTTCACTTGTAACCCACGCCAGGCTGTACGGGGGCTGTTCATGCGGCGCCATAATAACGTCGCACAGGGCAGCCCGGACGCTGGGCTCTACGGCCTCCGGCGCGGTCCCGCTGTCCAGGCACCAAACATCAAGGTACAGATTCCCGGCGGTTTGGCGCTCGGGGTTTGCCCTCATGTCGATGGTGTAGGAAATACGCGGGTACTGTTCAGCCCCGGCCCAGCCCGGGTCCGTGTCGGTAGGTACCGGGCCAAAGAAAACGGCCGGTGCCCCGTTGTGGAGCGCCAGCCGTTCGGCGGCGGCGGATTCAGTGATCCGCTTATAGATAAGTTCTTCAAGCGTCATGCTTTTCTCCCTCGGTCTGGATGGTCTTCATGTCGGTGCTCCAGGAAATATCCCAAAGCCCTTCTGTAACCTCGTCTGCCGCGATCAGAAAGTAATTGCACACGTTCCGGATGCCCGGAAAGTAAAGGCAGCGGATTTCCCCGCCGGTCACGGCGGTAACAATACCGTTCTTTGCCTCGTTCCAGTCTGCGTACTTTGCGCGGATCAGGTCGCCGGGGTGGATGGCGGTTGTATCAATCGCCGCGGATGTGGTTTCCTTCATAAGGCCCATGGGGCTGCCCTCCTCTTAGGTGTATTTTTCTTCAAAAATAGCCTTCACCTCGGGGAAGGCCTTCTGCTTGATCTCCTCCGCGTAGGGGCGCGGGGAAATTCTGCTGGTTCCATCTTCCAGGAACGGCGCATACTTCACATCTGTGCGGATGCCGGGTGTGTAGTGCTTGGCGCTCTGGACGATTTCGCTCTTTGCAAGCGGTCGGAAGCTCCGGCGGAGGTCGCCGGTGCGAAGGGCGGGCGGTTCGCCGGGGGCGGATGCCGTGTAGGTCTTATTGCTCGCAGGCTTGCGGTATACTTTGCCGCTGCGCTTCGGGTTGTTCGACAGCACGCTTAGTTCGTACTTGCGAATAACGTGTGCGGCACGCTCGGCGCGGCTCGCAACCTGTTTTTCCACGTCCTGTACAAAGCCCTGGACGGCACCAGAAATATCAATTTCCATTGTGCGTGTCCTCCCTTTGCTGAACGTAGTAGAGCGTATAAAGGCCCAGGTCCCCGAGCGGGTCCACACCTTCAACGTAGTACGCCCGGTTCTCCAAAATAAGGCGGTCGCCAGCCTTGGCCTTGGGCCTGCCGCGCTGCGCGATCTGGTGCGTGACCGGATGCGCGTTCTGGCTGAATCGCTCGATTACTTCCGGGGAAGCGGCTGAAAGCACGCCGTGGAGAAGCTGTCGGCTCTCCGTGTCGTATTTCGCAGTTGCCCGCCCGGTCGTGCTCTTTTCCGCTATGTGCGGTTCGATCACAAAGTCCTTGTAAAGGTTCCCGGGTCTAAGGTAAAACATGGCCGCCGCCTCCTCTGTCGGTCCCGTGGTTCTCCATCATGCCAGCGTAGAAATAGTGGTCGCCGTTGATAGCCGCCGGGTTTGCCAGCGGGGCGGAAGCGCTCACATCTGCCTTTAAGTCAGAATAGAGCTTTTTCCAGTAGTCCAGGCGGTCGCTCAGGGAGAGGTTCAGTTCTCCAACCTTGGTGTTCACCTCGTAGGAAAACCGGCGCAGAATGCTTTCCACGCAGGCCAGCTTTGCGCGTTTCCAGCGGGGGTAGGCTTCAATGACGGCCTTGTATTCCTGGTCGCTCAACGCACAGGTTTCCACGCCGCCCTCCACCATCGTGTCCCCCAGCTCGAAGCGCATCTGGTCAAGGCCGTGTTCGGCGATTTTGCTCGCGTCGTAGGTGTATGTGAGCTGTGCCAATCAGCTCACCCCCTCGGAGCCGCCCTCCGGGGCCTCCTGCACGGCCTTTGCAGCCTCGTCTTCCAGGAACACGCCGCGCTCCTTGGCTGCCGTCTTGACGCTCTTGCGGCTGTCGCAGGCGTTCACCAGAATAAGGACGCTCTGGTCCTCAACCTCGGCAATGGTCGCCACTGCCTCCTCGGCCCGCTGCTGCAAAATGCACACAGCCTGGACAACGGCGTCCGGGGTGGCGTCAAGCTCTACCACGCCACCCTCCGCAGTAATGGGGAGGGTCAGCGCTTCAATTTTGCCCACTTCGAGATCCTGGAACTCGGCAATAATGCCCATGTCCTGCATTGCCCTTGCGCTGCCCGGCTGGATCATTTCAGCCTCCACAACGTCCCCCGGGCGGTATTTCACGCCGCCGAAGGTCGCCATTTTCAGACAGGTGTATCCCATGGCAGCCTCCTTAGACGCAGTCCTTCAGGAAGATTGCCAGGTCGTCGGAAGTCTTCTTCATGTCGGAAGCGCACAGGCCTTCGATGAACTCCGCGTGAGTGCCGTTTTCGCCCTCGTACTGGTCAAAGGCGACAGAAGCGCCGTTGCCCAGCATATCCCAGGTGAAAATGTAGCCCGCGGAGGGCTCGTCGATCTGCGGGGTCGGGGTGGCATAGCACAGAAGCGCGGCCTTGGGGTCGCAAATGAACTCCATGTTCTCCTTCTGGCCCAGGCCTGCGGAGTTGTAGGTGGATTCCAGGATCTTCACCTGCTCAACGCCGAAAAGCTGCGCCAGAACGTTGGGCGTAACGATGGCGGGGTTTGCGGTGGTGCCGGTGTATTTCACGCTCTCCTTCACGAAGGGGTTGTTTTTCAGGGCGTTGTAGGCCTGGATGCCCAGTGCCAGGCGATTCGGGGTGCGGCGGCCCTGGCGCTTGATCTCGGTGCGCAGGTCGTCGAAGAAGCCGATGGGGTCAAAAGAAGTGTCGTTGAACTTCACGAACTCCTTAGAACCGCTGCCGTTGGTGGTGCCGGTCAGCTCATTTGCCCAGACGCCAGCACGGAAAAAGTTCTTTGCGAAAAGAATGTCCTGGTGCAGCAACATCTGTTCGGTGGCGGTGCGGACCTTGGCGCGGCGGGGGTCGTTCACACCAGGGGCGCGGCTGCGCTGGTAGTTCAGGGCGGCGATCTGGTCAATGCCAAGGATGATCTGGTCAACGTGGCACTTGTAGGTGTTGTCGTCCTGGCCCATCACAGCAGGATCAACCTTGCCGAATGCGGGCTTAGGCTGCACGTTGTCGCGGGCCAGATCTTCTTTGCTGAACGTGTAGTAGTAGGAAGCGGACAGCTGCACCGGGCAGACCGGGAAAATGCTGTGTGCCACATAGTCTTCCGGCTTCTGGAAGTATGCCATGGACATATTGGTCAGGTAGTTGTTGGGCTGCCAGCCTTTGGCGATCTCGGCCGTAATGCCCGCGGTAGTGTTTCTGGTATTCATGGTTTAATTCCCCTTTCCTTTAGCCCGCCTTCGGCACAAAGCCGCTCTTGGTAATCTGGATGTGGATGATCTGGCCTGCGGCGGTTGCGCTCTCCATGGCATAGCCAACGACGAACTTTTCCGCCTCTGCCTTTACGGCGCAGCCGGTGGCGTCGCTTGCCACGGGGTCGCCCGCGGTAATAGCGCCGCCGGTCTGAATCAGGGTGCGGTCCTTGATCTGGACAGTCACGCACTCGCCTGCTGCCACCTTGTCCTCGGTGTCAGGCAGCAGAATGCCAACGGCGGCGGCGCCAGCAGTAGCCAGGGAAACGCCGTTCTCGCCCAGGGTAACAAAGTGGTTCTTGCCGTTCTCAATGGCCGCAGCGGCAGGCGCGGCCAGGTACGGGCTGGAATTGGTTGCAGTGCCGATAGTGCTCATACTCTTTTCCTCCTCTCTTTAGCGGCCGTTCTCGTAGTCGTGAACGAGATCGGGGTTCTGCTGGCAAGCCGTGTCGATGGCCTCGTAGTAGCTCATAGCAGGGGCGGACTTGCGGATCTCCTCGGCCTTCTTCTCGATCTGGCTCCATGCGTCGCCTGCGCCGCCCATAACCTCGCCGTGGGTGCCGCCGCGCTTGCCAAGCTCGGAAAATGCACCGGACTTCTGCACAGCTTCCAGGTTCGCGTCCAGGACGCCGATCATATCGTTGTAGGCGGTGCCGCCTGCGGCTTTCAGGGATTTCAGCACGGGGACAAGTTCCTCGGGCTTCTTGCCCAGAAGCTCGTACTTCTTGGCAACGGTCAGAAGTTCGCGGTTCTCCGCGTCCTGGCGGAACTTGCGCAGTTCTGCGATCTCCTTGGCAACATCGGGGTGAATGCCCTTGTAAATGTCCTCCTCGCCGCCCGTGGCGTTATCTGCGGGGGTGGCGGGGGCGGCCTTCTCAACGCCAGCAGGGACGGCAGGCGTTGCCTTGGCCGGGATACCGGCCTTCTTCTCGATTGCTTCCAGCTGAGCCACTTCCTCGGCGGACAGCTTGCTCTTGTCGATTTCCATGTCAAATGCTCCTTTCTGAACGGGTTCCTCTCGCTGCGGATCAGCGGGAGGCGTCGGGTCGGCGCCCTCTTTCGGGGGCTCCGGCGGTGTATCTTTGGTTGCGGGTTTCGGCTCCGCCTTGGCGATCATCTCGTCCAGGCGGGCGCGGGCTGCTTTGGCGTTCTCGATTCTGTCGGGCGTCAGAGGCGTGGGGGCTGCCTTTTCCAACTTCACGGGAATACCGCCGGACCACTTCGGGATTGCCGCTTCGGTCGCCGCTGCGAACTCTGCGCAGCTCTGGGCCATGAGGGCCTTTTTGTCCTCGGCCGTAATTTCGGCATTTGCCACAATGCCGCACAGGCTGTCATTCAGGGCATAGCAGTAATCCCAGATTTCTTCTGTGGTCTGGCGCATCCGGCGGCGAGCCATAGCGTCGCAAAAGGTGGGAACGTCCGCATTCTTGGAAACTTCTTCAACGGCCGCGGCTGCCTGTGCATCGGTTGCGCCGATGCTCTTGGCAATGGCGTGAACGATCCGCTTCAAAAAAGATTCCTCGGGCGGGGTGCCCTCCTCGGGCTTTACGGCAGGCGCTTTCCCTTCCGCGGGCTTGCTCTTGTACAGGGCAATGCTTGCGCCGGGGTTTGCGCCGTTGTCCACAAAGTCCACCTTCTTGATTTTCAGGTTTTTAAGTTTGGTTGCCATTTGCGTTTCCTCCTTTCTTTGAAGATTTTTATAAACAACAAAGCCCCGGCGGGTGCCGAGGCTTTGGTTTATCGGTATTCAGTTCTCGGGCTCCTCGTCCGCTTCCTCGCGGACGGCCTCGCCCTCAATGGAAAACATGGGATAAGTGCCGTCTTTGACCTTCTCCCAAACCTCGTCGTCTGTCACCTTAAAGCCGATCCACCAGCCTTCCGGGACAACGCCTTCCGGGATGCCCATAGCGGCCATTTTTTCCTTGGTGAAAATTACGCTCTCCACCAGGACGGCACAGCCGCCGCGCTCGTGCATTTCGCCGCCCTCGCGGTAGAACTGCACGAAGTTATAGGCAGCCTGTTCCAGCTCGTCGGGCTCTATGATGTCCTCGTAGTAGTCCGTCACGGCGTCACCCGCGGCCGTGGCTGCCACGCTGGCCCAGCCAAAGGCCAGGCGCTTTTCGTCAACAGACTTCTGGATCTTGAAGGTGCCAGCAATGCGGCCGCTCGGCTCTTTGCCGGGCGGCTTCTTGCCGAGTGCTTCGTTAAAAGTAAACATGGCTCTCTCCTTATTCGCTGAATTTGCAAAATAATTGCAAAAGTCAGCGTAAATTCAGCGTATTTCAAAATTTATGCGTAAATTATTCGTTATTTACGCGCGGAAAGCAAAGCCCGGCGGCTTCGCCATACCTCTTGCGGTACCATTCGTGAAGGTCCGCCGTGCTTCGGATTGTCTGCGCAATGTAGTTGCCGCCTTCCACGATCTTGTAGGTTTCGCGGCGGAAACGTTCAATAGTCAGCTTCTCAAACTGCCAGGCTCCGGGCGCGCAGCCCTCCGAAGTGAATGTGAACGCGTCCTCTCCGTCCTCTGTCACCTTGCCGGGGATCTCGTGGCCGTGCTCCATGTCAAAGTAACGGAAGGCACCGTGCCAAAGGTGGCAGTTCAGGGCAAGGCCGGTGGGCTTCTTATCGCCCGGCCGCTTTACGGTATAAACAAGGCGTCTGTTCATAAGTAATCGCCAACCTCTACAAAGTCCTCAATTGGAATCCCGTTCACGCTCGTTATTCCGGCGTCACGAAACGCTTTCAGCAGCTTGTCGCGCTCATAGTCGCCCGAGCAGCGAATCTTTTGTATAGATTCTGTCGGTATGCCCTGGCGGAACATGATTTCGTTGCCGGATTTGAAAGATCTGTTCTGGCCTTTCACAAACTCCTCAGAGCCCTGGCGGCTGTGAAGAGCGCTCGGCCTGGTCGTTCCGAAGTTATCGCCGGTATATGCGTACCAGTCCGTGCGGCCCAGTTCCGCTTCGTCTATAATGAGGCGGTAGCCGCTGCCGCAAAAGCTGTCATCATACCGGATTTTCCCGCGGCCCGCGTTCGTTCCGATGCGGGTAAAAACGTTGTCGGCGCCGCCGGTTCCCATGTCGGAACTCGGGCTTGCGCCGGTCAGCCGGATGCCGGAAAGGCAACGCCGGTTTGTGCTGCGAAGGCCGCCACTTTGAACGATAGAAACAACGCTTTCGGCTCTGCCAACTCCGCACCAAACATAATCTGCGCCCGCAGCCTTTAGGGCTTTGGCCTGCTCCGGGTCGTAATAGACGGCGTAGCCGTCGCATACCTTGCGCAGTTCCACGCCGTCCACCCGCTTCTGGTCAATGCCAAGGTCCTTTAGGATCTCGTCCAGCTTTTTGTCCAGGGCGTCGCCCGTCAGGGTTTCGTACTCTGGAACGCGGGAAGGAGCGTTTTGCCAGACCAAGCGGGATTTTATGAGGCGCTTTTCGGCTTCTGCCGTAGGCGTTGCCGTTAGGTCGTCAAGACCGGCCGTTTTTAGCAGGCCCTTCATTTCCCGGGCATCAAACCCGCCGTCCGCCGTCACCGGAACACGAGCCCGGAAAAAGCCCTGCCAGGAGTAATAGTTTCCGCCTTCGTGGGTATAGACCTGCAAGGTCTTTTCTCCATCGTGCACGGCCTGGCACTTCGTGTTTACGCCTATGCTCAATCCGCCGGAACTGAAAAAGGCGCTCGTCTTGGAGGCCTCCTCAAATTCCAGCGCCTCGGTTGCGCTGGTGGGCTTGATCGTCTTCAACGTCCGTTCCCAAGTCCCTTGCGTTAGCTTTCCGCTCACCTCGTAGAACTCCGAGCCGTCAATGTTCATCCGCCGGGCGCGAAGAACAAGGCCCTCCACGCTGCTGCGGTCGGAAGAAATCGGGATTCCCTCTTGCGTGGTCGGAACTTTCGACAGATCGGCGAAAATATCCCCGGCGCCCTTTACGCCCTTCGGGATTGCCGCCTGCGGGGCTGTGTACTGGGCTTTCGCCTTTCGTGCGGCTGCATTTGCGGCAGCCTTGGCTTTCGCCTCCTGGGAAAGCTCTGCGGCTTTCACGGGGTCCGTCACAGCCTGCACAAGCTGGGCTTTGTTCATCTTGCCGTAATAGGCAATGCCCTTGCTCTTTGCAATCTGTTTCAGGTCTTGGACGGTCATGCCCTTAGCTGCTTGCGGGGTGATCTGCACGGCCGCAAGTGGCTGCTTCGCAACGGCTGCGGCCTCGTCTGCCCAAACAAAAGAAGTCTTCACGCCGGTGCGTTCCGTCAAAAGGCTTTCGTAAAACGTGCGGTAGGTTTCGCGGAGGGTGCTTTTCCGCTCCACGATCTCGTCCAGCAGCTTTTCGGCTTCCTTTCCCTGGCCGTGCAATGCCTCGGCATAGGGGCGGAAGATCTCGCGGTATTCCTTGTCCGGTATGCTCTCCACCCGCTTTATATACGGCAAGGTGTCTTGGAGGTTCAGGTCTATGTCCTCCTCCGCAAACCGGCGGAAAAGGGCGTTGTAAACCGGCTCTGTTTCGCCGTATGCGCTGTTCGGGTGGTATGTGTAGCTCATTACATGGCTTTTGGCGTCGTTCATGTACCGGAAGGCCTGTTCCTTGTCAATGCCAACGATTCGGCCATCCTGGTCCGTCAGGAAGTTTTCGCCGTGGGCGTCAAAGTTGCCCAGAAGCCAGTCCGTGACGTGCTCGCGCTGGATCTGTGCCGTCACCTCCGGCGAAAGGTCGGAAGCTGCACCCAACTGCCATGCTTCAAGGTCAATTCCCCCGGCGGAGGTCTGCACCTTCTCCTGGAACGCTCCAAACTTTCCGTCAATGGTTCCGACGCCCACCGGGACGGCCGTGTCCGGGTCCACAATAGACTGCACCTTATAGCCCGCCTCCTGTGCATAGGCCCGGAAAGGCTCATACTGCCCGCCCTTGCTCTGGGCGGGCTTGAAATACCATTCCCAGCCGTTGGCGTCGGTGTAGTCGTACATTTTCCCGGTATTGCCGAGATGGACCGGCCCGTTCGAGGTCATGCCGTCCGGCACTTTCAGACTGCCCGCCACATAGGCCTGGCTTTCGTCTGCGCTGTCTTCGCCGGGGTCCGGCAAATTACCAGGCCACGGCTGTATAACGTCCTGTGCAGGCTGCTGGGTCAGAAATACGGGCGGTTCCTTCTCCTCGAAGTATTCGGCGCACCGGCAGCGCGGGTGTACCGGTGGATGCTGGCCCATCTTGAAGGCCATTTTTGTTGTGCCGATGTGGTAACTTCCCTCGGCGTCGGTTTCTGTGCCGTTCAGGACACTGCATACCGGGCAGACGTCTTCATCGTCGGCGGTCGCAAAAACATACACACCCTTCCCAAGATAACCTTGCGTCTGCGCCTGGGCCGTGCCCTCACGGTATCCAGCGCAGTACGCTGCGGCGTTCTCCGTAATGGCAATGGTATAGGCCCGCTGCCGGAGCTGTTTATCGGCGTACTTATAGGCCTGCTCCCGGGCCTTCTTTGTGGCCGTATCCGCCTTCACGCCGTTGTCGAGAAGATTTTTCTTTACGCTGGCGTAATATTTCAGGTTTGCGGCCGCCTGGGGCTCTGTCAGACCGATAAGCGGCCGGATTGCCCGGGAAAGCTCGTCCACCGTGAACTGGCCCTTTGTGCTGGCCTCAATCATGGCGCGCATGGCGTCCCGGGTTTCGTCGTTTATTTTCGTTACCCACTCGGCGCCGTGGTCCTTGATCCAGGCCGTCATGGCGTCACTCATGGGGTCGAAAACCCCCCCGCCGGAAGCCGACGCCGCCAGGGCATCGGCTCCGGCTTTGGCTGCCTGCTGCCAGATGGGTTCAAGGTGGCTTTTCACAAAGAGGGAGTAATCTTGCTGCCACGCTTGGAGGGTTGCTTCGTCAAGGTAGCCGTTCATAATGGCTTCACGAAGTTCTTTGTAGGTGATGGCGTTGCTCTGGGCCTTCCAAAAGTTGTGTAGGAAGTACATCGGCTCACTGGAAGCCGAGTTCAGGTAGTCGTTCAGCTTTTTAAGGGCATCTTTGCCCGCCTTCGACTTCTTGGGCTTGGATTTTGCCACGAAGTCGTGGGGCGTTGCTGCCCGCGCCTTGCGAACACTAAACATCTTAGTCCCTCCCCAGGTCCTTTCTTGCCTTTTCTACTTCCGCCGGGTCTTCTTCCGGCTCCTCGTCGTCAAGGCTGCCCATCTTGTCGCCGGTGTCCTTCTTCGGCTTCTGTGCGGTTCTTACCTTGCCCGGCTCCCGGTCCTCGCCAGGCATCGGCACATAGTCGTCAAGCCGCTTCGGCAGCCCGGCGGCCGCGCGGATGTAGTCTTCCACGCCCTCGTCGGGTATCAGGAGGCCGGAGGTCGTGACGTTCTTCAAGTAGTTGCCCAGCTTGTCCAGGTCCACGTCCTCCACGTCGCCATGGGTAAGGTGCGGGTAGTCCGTAAGGCCCGCGAAGTGTTCGCCGTTCATTTTCATAAGGTCAGGGATGGCCTTATTGTTGAACTGCTCACAGATCACGTCCAGGAAGGCTTCGATTGCCATGGAAAAAATATGCGTCTTGTTGTCGCTCAACGCAAAGGAGCCGGTCTGCTGGTGGCCCAGCAGCACAAAATCCGCCATAACGGTCATGGCGATTCGGGTGTCATAGCGGTCGATGGTCTTGTTCGTGTCAAACTGCCGGTCTCCGCCGCTGCTCAAAAGTTCCAACTTCCAGCCGAACGGAAGCACGAGGCCTTCCAGATGATCCCGGCGGATGTTCTGCACAATGGATTGTGCGTTTTTCAGAACCGCGACCATATCCGGGTCGTGCTGGTCCCAAATGTCCAGCCCTTCCGGCGCAGTCAGCACCGGAAAGCCTGCGAGGTCGCGCTCAATGCCGATGCCTTCAATTTCCTGGATTCTGCGCTTGAAATACCAGGAGCGGTAAGCATTGCGCAGAATGCTGCGCCCCTCCGGGTTGCCCTTGCTGCTCTCTGTGCGAAAGAAAAGCAGCTTTTCCGCTGGAATCGTGATAAGCTCAAAATTCGGCGGGGGCAGCTGGGTCAGTGCGACAAGGTTGTCGTTCTCGTCGTACTCCCATTGGTAGAGGCTTTCTTGGGAGCGGATGGGAAGTTTCATCCAGCCCACCAGGCTGTCATCGTACTTGCTGTTCAGGCGTGGGTCCCGGCTGCTGCCGCACCGGCGCTTGTATACGATCTCGTGGGCGGACCAGCCGAAAGTCAGAAAGGACAAGATTTCGCTGATCGTGTCCGTCCAGGTGTCTTGCATATCGGCCATACATTCCAGAACAAAATCTGCGGCCTCCTGGTCCTTCTCGGAAGCACCGCCGGGCGCCACGTTCCAGTCTACTTGCCGGATCAGCATTTTTATTGCGTACAGAATGGCGCCCACAAGGTCGTCATTTGCTGCCATTTCGCTATAAGCCGCCATGCCCCGGCGGCCGCGCAACTCCGGCAAAAATTCTTCATAGAAGACGCCGCCATAGCGTTTCTGGCCTATGCGGCCGACTTCTCCTTTTCGGGTTGTCACGCGTTTTCCTCCTTCTGGTTATCTCCGCCAATAGCTGCTCTTGGAAAGCATCGCTTCTGCCTTTGGCGGGCTCTTTGCGGGCTTGTCCATCAAGTACAAGATAGCCTGCACAAGTGCGTCTATATCGTCCTTGTATTCGCCCTTGGGAAACATCAAAAGATCCTGGATGGTGTCATGCACCCAGGGCGCCGTTTCCGGCTTCGGGAAATGAATATTCCCGGCTTCAAAGTAGGGCGTAACGGAAAGAGCACGTTCTTGCTTGCTGCCCTTTGGGTTAAACTCTACCATGCCGGGAATCTGCTTTTTCAACAGGTCAACGATTGCGGGGCCGTTGGCCTTGTTCTCTATAACTTTCGCCCTGGCTTTCGGCCATTTGCCCGTCAGGGTGCGCACGGCCGCCACGCTCTCGGTAAATGTCATTTTTTCGTTTACCAGGTCCCAAATGTAAATGTCTGCACCGCTCCGGCCCACAATGTAGCCCGCAACCTTGGCGCTGCCTTCGCTCTTGGTGAAAGCCATATCCCAGGACTGGATAAGCATACTTTGGTGGGGTGCTGCTTTTGGGTCGAAGAAGTTTTGCAGCCATTCGCGCTTAAAGATCAGGCCGTCCGCCGGGGCGGGGGTCTGTTCATACTGGCCCGCATACTGCAAGGAGCCCATGGACTTTTTTAGGCTCGCCAGGGTTTCTTTGTCGAAACGCTGCGGGTTCAGGATGTCGCCTTCCTCTCGGATCACCTCGTGGCCGCTCACCGGGAAGGTGATTATTGTGCGCTGCGGTGCCTCCGCCGGGAGGCAAAGGTGTGTATAGCCCAGGTCCTCGGCCAAAATATGGCCGGTCAGGTCCTTTTCGTGGAGGCGCTGCATCACAATAATAAAAACGCCCGTCTTCGGGTCGTTCAGACGGGATTGCAAGGTGTTCTTGAAGAAGGCTATGGTTGCTTCTCTCTCGGTTTCGCTGTTGGCCTGTAAGGGGTTCTGCGGGTCGTCCAAAATTATGCAGTCGCCGCCTTCGCCGGTCAGCGCGCCGCCGACAGAGGTCGAAAACATAAGGCCTTGGTGGTTGTTCTTAAACTCGTTTTGCCGGTTCACGTCGTCCTTTAGGCTGAACCGGTCTCCCCAGTTGGCTGCATACCATGGGGACTGTATAATGTCACGGGTCAAAACGTTGTGCTTGCGGCTCAGGTTGTCGGAATACGAAACTTTTATGAATCGCCGTTCCGGGTGCTTTACCCACGTCCAGGCCGGATAGCACACGGTTATTTCCAGGGATTTCATGTGGCGAGGTGGCATATTTACGATCAGGCGGGTGATCTGGCCGCGGTTTACCGCTTCCAGGTACTCGCCGATGCAATCTATGTGCCAGTTGTCAATGAACGTCGTGCCGGGCTCAATGACGGGCCAGGCCTGGCGGATGAACTCGGGGAGGTTCCGTTCCGCCTGCTCCCGGCGGACCTGTCGGAGAAGTGCCGCAGGGTCAACCTGGGCTAGATTTTTCCAGTAGTCCGGCAAGCTGGTTTAGCTCCTCGTCGGAAAGGGCGGAAAGGTCTGCGCGCTGCGTGCTATCTACTTCCAGCGCGCCGCCATGGGTCACGGTGCGGTTTTCCGTTGGTTCTCCTCGGCTCAGCCGCTCCACCTTTACGCCTATATCCACCATGCGAACAGCGGCGTTTGCGTCTATATCGGCGTCCGGGATGGTCAGCAGGCGGCTAGTGGCCTTGCGCAGCATCTGTTCCGCAATGGCCGCGTGCTTCTCGTGCATCTTCACGATCTGGGCCGTGTTCTGGGCCGCTACGCAATCCAGAATATAGCTGTCGTACTCCTCTGCCCTGGCAACCCAGTCAAACTTTGCGCTCATGGGTTCCAGGCTCTTGCGGGTAACGCCCATCTGCTCGGCAAGACCGCGAATGCTGCGGCGGACGGTAAAGTCCGGCCGAACAATGCCGCCCGGCTTCTTTGGCTTCTCCAAGTATCGCATATCGCGGTAAGCACAGAAGCACTCATACTGCCGCGCCGTCTCTCCTGGCAGGCGTTCCCACGGGTCGCGCTGCCCTGTGTGTTCCATGGTCTTTCCTCCTTCCTGGCAAAAAGTAAGGCCCGGGATTGCTCCCGAGCCTCCTACGCTGTTATTCGTCCCCGGTGTCTTCTCCGAGAATTTCTTTCAATAGGGCCGTGTTGTCGTACCGGTCGGCTTCCTCTGCGGTTTCCGGCGTTCCGATGGTCTCCGCGGCCTTCTCCGGGTCGCCCTTGGCAAAAACCAGGACTTTTTCGTGGTTCACGCCAAGTTTACCAGCTCCGGCTTTCAGATAGCTGTTTATGTCCTCTGCGTATCCCTGCGGGTCTTCCGTGCGGAAGGCTGCGCTTTGGGCAGGATCTCCGTTGCAGAACACAAGGACGTTCTGGTGGTCTTTGCCCATTTTCCGGCTGTGCTCAAACTGCTTTCCCACGCGAATTGCCAGGCCTCCGGCCGTATTTACCAGAATCGCTTCGTTGTAAAATTTCAGGCCGACGTCCTGGAATGCGTCGATGGTGTCAGAAACGAAATTGCGGTAAAAGCCCTTCTTGTCTCGAAGGTCGCTCACCACAATAACGGCAAAGCTGTCAGGTTTCAGCATAGCGGTTGCCCGGCGGATCACGTTACGGTAAAGCTGCAAGAACTCGGGGTATTCCTTGTTTGAAAGGTCCTCGGGCTTGTCGCTGTACACTTCAAGATCTGCATAGGGCGGGCAGGTGAAAAGCAGGTCATATTCTCCCGGTGCCAGCTCGTCGATGTGGGAGCTGTCGCCGTTTATCCATGTGGGCGGTGTCACCTCGGGCGCATCGTCCAGGACGCTAATGTGGGAGATTTCTTCCCAGTTGCTCACGTTGGCCTCGATCTGGCGGCCGCTTAAATCGCAGCCGGTGTATTTACGGCCGGTAAGGGCCGCCACCACGCCGCGAACGCTGCCGCCTGCGAAGGGGTCAATGATCGTGCCGCCCTGCGGGCAAAACCAGCGGTATGCCAGCTCACACAAAACCGGGTCAAAAATGGACGTGGCGCTGTACGCCATAGCATCCGGGAAAAGTTCTGCGAACTCCTCCCAGCTTATTTTCTGCCCGATTTTTTCTTCATAGGCGTTCTTGGCCTTGTAGGCACCCGGCGGCTGGCTGCTTATGTTATAAGTCAAGCCCGCCTTCGTGTTGTCGTCGTCAGCACCGCGGCCAACCTCGGAACGGATGCCGAGGCGCTTCCAGGCCTTCTTTCTTTCGGCCCATACGCCGCCTCTGGAATCCAGGACAGTAAAGGGCGGAATGAGGAATCTTTCGCCCAGGGTCAGGCGCGCGGCCTGTTCCTCGGCCTCCCTGTCGGTCTTGTTTTCCGCGATCATGTCCTCGATCTGTTCCGCCGTAAAGCCGGACAGCTCCGGGTCCAGGTCGTCGGTGTTCTCTTTCAGCTCGGCCAGAATCCCGGCTATTGCATCCTGGTCCAGGACGGCAAGCTCCGCGATTCGGTTGTCTGCGACAAGGTCCGCCATTTCGGCGCTGTCGTTGTCGTAGTCTTGCCACTCGATGGGGGCGTACCGGCTGCCTGCCTCATAGCTTGCAAGGCGTCTGGCGTGGCCGCGTACAATGTAGCCGCTGCGCCTGCTCACGGTGATAGGGGCTCGCCACCCCTGTTCCGCAATTATGTGGGCCAGCATCTTCACTTGTGCCTCCGGGTGTCTGTTCGGGTTCCGGGGGTTCGGTTTCAGGCTGTCGGTTTCCACGATCTCGTCATACGCACAGTATACTTTGAAGCCGTCAGGCGTTACCTCTCGGGGGGGGGTGCCGTTATAGGGTTTTTCATTCATCCTCAAGCCTCCATGCTAGTATTATATATCTTTCAAAGTGCCCTGTCAGTGCCCAATTTGTGCACCCTGGCGCACGTTAGGCAGCCTTTACGGCGTCAATGCCAAAAAACAAGGCGGTAAGCGGCTGAATTGCTGCATTGAGGTCCTTGTACACGGTGCGCCGTTCGATGCCAAAAGTGCCCGCGATTTCCTGTACACTTTTTTTCGGCTCCCGGATGTACGTTTCCATGACCACCTCGTAGCGCCTCACGTCCTCCTCCGTGCCGTTCTGTTGGCACCAGACGCGGTAGAGGTCCAACATCTTCTCAATGTGGGCCAGAATAATGAGGGTGCGTTCCTGGCTGCGCTTGATGCTCTCAATATAGAGGCTGTCGTCCCGGGTGTAGCTTTCCAGGCCGTCCAGGATGCTGGCTGCGCTCTCTTTCTCCTTGGCCTGCTTGGCGTTGTAGATGGCGCCTGCGGTGTGCCGCTTCAAAAGGCGGTAGTTTTTCAGCAGAAGCCGGGTGTTATGGAGGCGCCGGTCCGTGCGCTCCTTTGCCTCCTTCTGGTGCTCTTCCTCAATGTGTGCGGCCGCTGCGCTCACGCCTGCTGCTACGCCGGTACGGATTGCGGCCTGCATAAGGGTCTGGCCCATGTTGGCAATACGGGAGCCCAGGGCGCCCATGTTCTCGCGGCTGTTCATTCTGCATCGTCCTTTCTTCTCGGGCACCAGTCGGGTGACTGGCGGCTTCCTCTGGTCGGAATATGGCGGGCGCCTCCGTCCTCGTAGCCCTCGGCTGTCCATCCAATGGCGCATTCTTTCCGGGTGCCTCGCTTCCCCTCCTGTGCCTTAACACAGTGCTCACACTCGGCGCAGTGCGGCGTGGGGCGGTCCTTGGGGCGTTTAAGCGCATCCGGCAAGGCTTGGGCCGGTTCTCCACCTATCACAGCGCGGATCTCCTCGCTGTCTTTGATCCAGAGCGGGACGCCTGCCCTTCGTGCTGCGGCTGCCAGTTCTTCCAGCCAGCCTTCTTCTGGGGTGATCTTCCCCGCCCTGTGGCCGGTTTCGGCTCCGGCGATAATCCAGTCAACCTTTGCGGCGGCGTCCCCGTCTGCAACGCCCAGGGGGTTAAGCATGGGTTCATAGCTCACAAAGGTGTGGTGGTATTCACTCCACCAAAAACTGTTTTCCGGGCCCGTTATGCTGCTGCCATACCAGAAGTTCGGAAGTTCCGGCAGCTTTCCCGCTGCTGCAAGGGTCTGGTAGCGGCCTGGGTTCTTGGTCAGGAATAAGTAATTGTGCTGGGGCGCCGCCTTGCAGGCTTCAAAAACCGCCTCGATCCATTCTTCGGGAATCCAGTTTCCGAAAAGGTCCGCCATGCTGCAAACGAAAATGTTCGCGGGCTTCTTTTTCTTCGCCGGGTCTCCCAGGCGGTATTTGTGGAAGGTCGGGGCAAATCCGGCCGGGAACGGAAGAACGGCGCCGTTGTAGTTCTTGAAGGGTTGTTCCAAGACGTAAAGCCCGGCGGTTTCCGTTTTAAGCTGCTCGTTCGTCATGTTCAGGCGGGTGTTCCCGGAAAATCGAGTGGCCTGGCGGCGGGCGTAGCAGTATTCACAGCCAAAATTGCAGCCGGTGACAGGGTTCCATGAAAAATCGCACCAGTCGATTGCGCTCTTGTTCATCATTTTTGTGTGTCCTCTCCCTGTTTCAAAAGGTCCGGGTTGTCGTAAATGTTGCCCACGATTTCGTCCGGGTATGCGATCTGGCAGGCGTACCAGGGGCGATCTACCGGAAAAGCTCTAAAAGCGCTCTGCTTTTTGTTGTACTTCACCACGGCCAGGCCGACGGGCAGGGGCGTTTTGTGGTGAATCTTCAAAATATCGCCCTCGAAAATGTCCCGGGCGCGCTTGTCCAGGATACCGGTAGCCTGGCCCACAGTTTCAGGGTTTACGCGGCCGTATTTGCCCACAACGTGCTCGCCCGGCCGAATAATACAGATTCCTCTGCTGTCAATGTTCAGGTTTCCGAAGGCCCACGCGCCGCTTTTCAGCTTTCCGCGGAAAAGAATGCGGTGCGGTAGCTTCCTGGTTTCTGGCTTCCTTTGCTGCAAGGCCGAAAAGATCAAATCCTTCCATTTAACGGTACTCCCTCCCGGTCGTCTTGTCGCGCAGCGGTATGCGTCCGATAATCTCAAAGCCTGCAAGCTCTGCCGTCTGGCGAAGAATCGGCACCAGGGCCGAAACCACAACAAGGCGGGCGGCGTCCAGCCGCTTTTCTTCCCTGCGCATATTCTCCCAGGCGGTGCCGGGTGTGGGGTCGCTGTAATGTTCGCTGTTTCTACCCATGTCCATGCGTGGGTCCTCCTTTGGTAAAATAAACAGTTCTTTGTCTACAACTCGCAACGGCTGTGCAAACCATTCAAAAAACGGAATCTCCTTTGAATTGTAACTCACCGGCGGATATAAAAACTCCCAGATCAGCGGATGGTGTTCGGCTTTTTCATCACTCATTCATCAATCACCGCTCCATTTCAACCGGTCGAATTTGCTCCACGCAATCGGTGGCCAGAAACGGCCGTTGTTGTCGGTGATACAGAACGGGATCTCCGGGTTGTCAATGTATTCTGTGTTGGTGTGGTAGTTGCCGTAGGCGTCCACGGTTAAAACCGGGTGTTCCAGGGGCGGCAGGGTCTTTTTGACGTCCATCCATATATGCGGGGGCAGGGCTTCAAATTCTTCCACTGTCATGCGGTGGAAGTTGGGCGCCGGTCCATCCAGAAGCCGGAAGCCCTCATGGCCCGGCTTTGGCTTCTTATACGGCCAGTGCGGGAAGCGCTCGCGGAGGTCGATTGCCCAGGCAATCAGGTCGTTTTTCTCGGTCATTGGTGTGTCTCCTCTCAAATGTTCAGGTGCAGCGGCCGCCCTGTCGCAAGCTGCCTGTGAATAAATTCCCTTTCAAGGCAGTTGCTCACCATGACCAGGGCTTGCAGCTCACCGGGCAAAATCTTGCCGTCAAGGTAAAGCCGCTCCGTTTCCGGCTGCCGGGCGTGGAGTTCTCGGATGGCCGCTTCTGCGTCCTCCCATTCGATCAGGTCGTGCAGTTCTCCGAGCGTCTTGTCAAAAGCGCTTTTCTCCGTCATTGTTTCCACCTCCTTCAAGAGCCCATCATTGTGCATTTTTCTTCCTCCACTTGTAGTGGCCGCACGCAATACATACAACGCCGTGCAGGCTGCCAAGCCAGGCAACAAGCCAGGGCGTTGCGCAGCCATAGGGTTTCCCATGGGCCAAGTAAGTGCTGCCGCACTTCGGGCAGGGGTGGACGAGAACGATCTTCTTTTTCATGCGTGTTTCCCTTTCTGTTCGTTCAGGCGGAAAAGCCAGCGTTCCATTTTTGGCTCCGCGTACTCGCCGCACTCGCTCATAAACTCGTGGTAGTTCTGCGGATCTTGCTCTGTAAGGGCATCAATGGAGTTCATAACGTCGCCGATTTCCTTTTTCAGGTCCTCCCAGCACTCTTCTAAGGTCTTCGGTGTCGGGTTCTTTCCGTCAATTTTGCGGCGCAGCTTCGAGGCAGCCGCGGAAGCCTCTGCAAGCTCTTCCGCAAGCTGGCCCAGAATTTCAGGTTTCGGCAGAATGTCGGAAACCTTCTTTCTCGGGTAGATCCTGTTAAGCGTGGCCTTCACCTGTTCCTGGAGTTCCTTGTGGCACTCGCCAGGACCCACAACATAGCACCAGCTTTGCGGCGGCCTGTTAAGCTGCAAGCCATAATTCCCGCAGCAGTTCCCGTTTGCGGGTCGCTCAATGTGCATTGCGCAGCCGCCATTGTTGCACCAGCGCAGGGCGTTTTCGCAGCGGAGGTGAAATGCGGCCAGGTCAAGCGGCGTTTCATACGTCTTCAACTCGGTAATGTGCCAGGCGTAGCCCTTGCCGTGTGTGTATTCCCAGATCTGGTCCCGGTCCATGCAGGCCTGGGCTTCCAGGTCGTCCGGCGCATGGTTAAGCGGGGCGATTTCATACACGCGATCACAGGTAAACTCCCCGATAACGGTTCCGTCCAGCCGCAGCAGGCTTCCGTCTGGCTCCATCCGAAATCCGGCGTTTTGTCCTTTTGTGCAGTAAATGAAGCACTTAAAGGGCTGCCCCTGGAAGTCTTTCGGAAAGTTCTTGCGGATTTCCATGGTCTTTTCTCCGCGGAAAATCTTTTGGCACCACTCTGGGCGGATGCTCAAAAGAACGGCAGTTTCTTCCATGCTCATTTTTTTTCCTCCCACGGTAGTTTCGGAAGCGGCATCCAAACGCGGACCGCCTCCGGGTTTTCTCTGGCGTACTGTAAGGACGTAGCGACCGCACAATGGGCACCGGCGTGGGCGATCAGAACGCGGCCGCAGCAGTCGCCGTCTTCCTCCTTTGGAGGCTCCTCTGCCGTGTAGCGCCAGCGCTGGGCGTCCTGGGCTGCTGCCGTCGGAGTGTTTTCCACAACGCAAACAAGCTGCTCCAACTCGTTCTCCATGTCCGGGTTATACCAGCCGCCCAGGATTTCCGGGGCCAGGTCGCGGATTCTCTGGATCACATCCTCCGCGTAGACCATACGTTTTTCGCTCATTTTGTAATCTCCTCCGGCGGCATCGGCATCCAACCCACCACGGGGCGGTCTATCTTGTTGTTGTAAACGTCGTCCGGGTTGAAGTGGCGGTATTCCCACCAGCCTTTCGGGATTTTGTAGTCGTCCCGCTCCTCGTCGTATGTTCCCCAATCGGGAAGGTCTTCCCAATACCATGCGCTATCTTGTGAAAAAACGCTCCCATCTTCATAGTGCGCTGTCGTAATACTGTATCCGTCAATATCGTTGCGGTACAAAATCAGCACTTCGGTTTCGACCTTGGGCGGGTCTGTTTCAGGGTTGCGCCATGCGGGAAAGAAGTCTTTTTCCTGCAAAACAGGAAGTTTTTCAACCTTTTCTCGTGCCGCACAGAGGGTCAGTGAGATAACGTTCTCCGCTTCTGCCTCCCATACCGTGGTATATTCCAGGCTCTTTAACACGTCCTCACGCCGGATGTATTCAGTCATTATAAAAGCCCTCCATTTTGCGCCCGCAGCGGCAACAATAAACATGGTCCGTATGCCGGTCAAAAGTCGTGAACGTTTCGCGGCGACCGCAGTTCCCACACTTGCACTCCGCTCCATCCGCCATGCGCCGCATAATAACCCATTTTGCGGTCAGTCGCAGGCTCGTTGGGTCAATGACCGGTAGCGCTTTCAGCTCCTCGATTTCGTCTTCTGCCGCTTCCTCAACCGTCAAGGCTTCTGTGGAGCCTTCCAGGTCTTTCAGTTCCTTTTTGAGGTCTTCCAGGAACGGGCCAATATCAACGATTCTTCTTTCAGCCATTTTCTTTTCCTCCGAATCCATCCCAGCCCATCGGACTGCCATAAAGCGGGCAAAGCGGTCCTTTATTGCCCTTGTTGAATATGCAGCTTTCGCAGCAGCCCACCTTCCGGCGCTTCTCGCAGTAAAGCCGAATGGTTTCCGCGGCTGCCGTGACCTCCACGTCTTCGTCTGCCCGGCTTTCGCCCTTCCCGCCCGTTGTCAGCTCGTCCAGTGCATCAACAACGTGCATAACGGCTTCGGCTGCTTCATGGTAGCCTTGCAGCTCATATCCTCCGGCAGCTCCAAGAAGGAGGCGCCGGAACGAATCGGCTTCAACAAATACGTTCTTGCTCATTCCTTTGCCTCCTTTTCCGGGAATCGTAGCTTTGTAACGGCGATTGGAAACTCCTCTATCTCACTTGCCCAGCGCGCCGTTCCTGTTCCGTATGTAGCCTCCCAAACCAGCGGAAAACCGCCAATGCCATCAAACAGGCTTCCCAACTTCGCACTGTCACCCACGTACGGCCTCATTTTCTGCGCAATCCAATTCCATTGCGGTAAGGCAATGGAATTGCCGAGTGCCTTATAACGCGGCCCATCAGCTGGTTTATGCTTCTTCCCCTTGGTGTCCACCCATTCACCAATGTCTGTCCACCTGTCCGGGTAGCCTTGCAGGCGTTCGCACTCTGTCGGCGTCAATCGCCGCACAATCCAAACCGTTTTCTTTGGCGGATCCTTGTACTCTATCGCCACCGCCTGTGCATCGTGCACGGTGTCCAGTGTCCCGGATTTTTCTTTTCCAACCGATGCGTTCGCTTGGCCGTTCCCTATGCCATAGCTCGTTATCGAGCGTTCTTCAGTCACAATAGCTGTGTAGTCCATTATGCGGCTTTCGTGGTCGCCGGTGATAGTAGGCACTACTTTCCCATCGCCATTTCCCCGCGCATCAAGCACTTTTCTATCTGTTATCATCGGAATATACCCGCCGCCCATGCCCATGCTCGCCGGAAGCGTTGGGCAAATTCCAGTTTGCGTAGCCGTTGCATGAACTTGGTTACTCTCTAAGACTACTGGTTGAAAATTTTCTCCACTTTCAGTCGCATAAGCAACGGCATGGTGGTCAACTGTATTCAGCGTATAACTTACGTTTTCTGCTACTCCGGCCCCGTTCATTTTTGTGCTTCCAAGGCGGTCCGCAACATTTCCTTGGATGCAGTAGCAAACTCCATGCTCATGCGTGGCTTGCAATGTATATGCCGGATCGCCGCTTTCTCCCACGCCAAGTCCTGTGCGTTCTCCAAGTGATTTATATCTGGTGGCAATCTGGGTGTTTATCGGAATCACTTCTCCCACCATCGAATCATTTCCAGAAGGGCAGTTTCCAGCAAATCCGGTAGCTTCTTCCCGCGTCTGGACGCTCTCGTCAAAATGCCCCGGCAAGCCCTCGCGCTCAAAAAGTATTTCTCCGGCGCGTTGACCTCCAAAATCTGCGACAAGAGCGATCCGTTTTCTTCTCTGGGGCACTCCCCAATATTGAGCGTCGAGCTGTCGCCAAGCCAAGCTCCATCCGTTCCCGGCGATTGCTCCGGCCTTGCTCCATCTGCCCCCCCTTGGAGGTCTAGGAATTGAAGCGTCTGGTTGTTCCACGCGGGCAAGTTCTTCCAGCACTGCGCGGAAGTCCTCTCCCCCGTTGGAGCTGAAAGCTCCTGGGACATTCTCCCAAATAACGACAACTGGATAACTTCCATGTGTTGCCCTCCTCATTTCTTTGATGATCCGAACGGCTTCCATGAAAAGCCCGGATCTCTCGCCTGCCAAACCGGCCCGCTTTCCAGCCACGGAAAGATCCTGGCATGGACTTCCAAACGTAATGCAATCCACCGGTTCGATTTTATCTCCGTGAATTTTCGTAATATCTCCAAGGTGGATCATCTCTGCACCTCACGCGCCTTCCGAAGGTGCTTCATTTTGTAGGCAGTTTCCTGGTAGCCCTGCCAGCGTTCAGAAAACCACTGCTGCCAGGTCGCGCAGCCCGGGAAGGTCTTTCGGTTGTCGCCTTTGCCAATGGTAATGCTCGTGCAGCCAGCGGAAGCGCATTTGAGGCAAGGACTGTCCGCCGGGCGCGGGAGGTTGTCTGTGCTGCTCATTGTGTGTTCTCTCCTTTCGCCTTATTTCCGGCCCCTGCGGGCCTTCGGCGGCTCGCTGTTCATGGGCTGGTATCTGTTCTTGTTCTCGTTCCACTCAAGCGCCACAGGGGCCTCACAGTCCAGGCACGGCATATCAAATGCGGCGTCCTGGATATTCGTGTGGTACCGGTAAGCGCTGCCGCACTCGCACCAAATCTTGACCTGGCGCATATTTTTGAGCTCCGTTTTCCCGCCGCACTCCCGGCAATAGCACGAGGAAATCGGTGTCTTTGCGCAGAAGCCGCGTTCCTGGCCGCATTTTTCGCAGCGCACATACAGGAAGCCGGTAAACTTTGCCTCGACGGGCGGCTCCGGGGCCCTGTGGGCGCTTTCGGCGGGCTGTGCAGCTTTTGCCCTTTCCAGAATGTCCGGCCGCTGCACCATGCGCTTTTTCTGCGGTTCGGGCTTCTGGAAAGCTTTCGGTGCAAACGGCAGCCGCTCAGCCGTTCCCTTTTCGGAATCCTCCGCAGCTTTTTCCGCGGGTTCTTCCTGTTTCTGCTGGGCGGCCGCTGCCTCCTTCTTTTTCAGCTGCCCGAGAATCTCCACGGCCAGGTCGTCCAGCGTGGCCCGCTCCGCCGCCGTGTGGCCCGGGTCGCCAAATGCGGCTCCCGCCTCGTAGCAAGCCCGGCGCAAAACGCGCAGTTCTTCAATGTTG